CATCTTTTGTGCCAAGCATAGTTTGTAAACTTAACACCTAAACTTTCAATAATACTATAATACCAATCTAATATTGCTATAGGTCTTATTGGTCTTAACTTCTTTTTAAATAAATCAATTGTATCTGGTATTGTTCTCATTAATTCCACCCTTTCGGCATTGTAAAGTTTTGTCTGCTAAATTCTAATCTATCTACAAGTTTAACTGCACCTGCAACATTATCAACTGCAACATAACCCTCTGGTGCCGTAACTCTATAACCTTTTGATGTTCTAATAAAGTTACCTATACTTTGTATTTGATTCATTTTTTGTAATAATGTATTCTTACAATTAGCAAGTGTAATGTGGCTTGCAATTGCAAAATATAATGCTGTTCTATTTCTATCTATAAATTGTAAATTATCTTTTTTTGCTTTAATAAATTTTTCTTTTCCTCTTGGTGTTTTTCTACTATCAATCTCCATGTTAATATAATTTTCGTAGTAATCTCTAAATTGTTTTTGCATAGTAGCAACTTTACCCATATCACTATTTGAATTTTTAATATAGTAATTAAAGAAAGTTTTTAATCTATAACCTACTGATAGTTCATCTCTTGAAGACTTACTAATTAAATCTAACATAGGTCCTGCTTTTCTTAATGAACCTTCAGCCATTCTTAATTGTGCGTCAAATCTTGATAACTCCGATTTAGAAAACATAACAGCAGTTTCTTTATAACCTGCACTTGCTAAAAATATATTTCTATTTGATGACCCTCTAACGGTACCAAAACTAGCAGATAAGTTGTCCATAGTTTTACCATTGTATTGAGTGTGAAATACTATACCCATTTTTGCTTTAATAATTCTTCTACCTAAATCACTTGATATAGGTACTGCATATGTAATTGTATTTGGTGTAAATGACACCATTTTTTCGCCATCAATATTGATAGATTTAAGGTCATTAGTAAACAATAAGTCGCCTTGTAAAATACCTTTAATGTTTAGTCTTGATAAATTTGCTAAACAGACTCTTAATTTATCTGCAACAACACCACTATGGTTTTTTGCAATATCTCTTGCTGTGTAATTAATTTTAGGAGTTTTATTGAATACTGATTTAGTACCGACAAAGAATTTGCCGTTTTCAGGATTTATACCACATATAATTGCTGGCGCACCGTCCCATTTAACGGTCATGTTTGTACCCTTACCAGAACCAGCTAACATATTTCTAACTGCCTTTAGGAAGTTTACTGCATTTTCTCCACCAACTGCACCTCTATTGATAATATCATCTTCTAGGTGCTCTAGGTGTGTATTCTTATCCTGGGTTTGAAACCCTTTAAAACTAAACATTTTTCTCTCTCATTTTTACCCATTATACTATAAATTGTGTGATTTGGCAACCACTTTTCAATCAATTCATCAACAAATATATAACTATTTATGCTATGAAACCTTTATAAAATAAGAAGATTGGTCAGTATTTGAAGCTGCGTACCTAATCATCTCGGTAACCACTTTATTTCTCTGTTTTGGTGTTCCTTTATAAAAAGTTTCTAAAAATACCATACACATATACTTTGAAGCTCTAAAGTTTAAAGATTGTGTATTGAATTGTTTTACAAATTCTGGTTTTGGTACGATAGGAAACTCAGCCTTTTGAAAGGTATTTTGTTTATTGTAAAATGTATTATATAATTCATAAATTTTATCTACATCTATTTTATTTAATATAGACCTTTCATTCCAACTATCGCTTTTACCACCACCTATATTTTGACCTATATGTTTCATACAATAAAAGTTTACATTACCACCACCTATTTTACCACCAGCAGCAGAAGCACCTTTAATTTCTCCTTGCCATTCAGCAGTACCACCAAATGTTCTAAATTGCACCTCTTGACCACTCATGTACATATAGATATCTTGTGATGAAAAAAAATCTCCTTTTTTACCATATCTAAAACCCTCATAACTAATATTAACATTATTTACTCTTTTAGGTAAATTAAATTCTGTTATTCTTGCACTAGGACCAGTTACCTTTTTTAATGATATACCTAATAATCTTGTTTTACCACCAAGTTTGCCTGCTTTTTCTAATACTTGTTGATTTAATTCTGACCATGTTTTATATTTGTTTGTCAATGGATATTCTGTTGTATTATAAGTTGACATCCATATATCACCTGGATTCCATTTATCATTACTAAAAGAACCTGGTGCTTGAGGTGTATCTGATTTTTTATCATCTCTCATAACTTGAGCTTTGGCCTCATATATTTTTTTCATAAAGTTAGAACCTCTATGAAAGAAAACATTACCACTAATTTTATTTTTATAAGTTTTGACTAATACATTGGCAGTTTTTACAAAGACCTCATGCCAATCTTCAGGACATTTATTCATAACATCATATAAATTCATATCTGCTTGTACATATCTAGCAGCTGTACCTAATTCTTTAAGTGTAGGTGGTTTTTTTAACTCTTTACCTGCAACATTAAAGGCATATGAATTGTAATAACATTGACCTGATTCTGCAATTCTAGTTAGGTCTGCACCACCACCTGAACCAGAGGCACCACCACCAAAGTCTTTGTCTTTATAGACTTTTAGTATTGATATTTGTTTTAATTTTTTAGAGCCTAGTGTATCTGTATAAACTAATATCTTTTTGTTTTTATCGTAAGATACACCGTAACCTTTAGGTCCGGTTTCAGTTGCACTAAAGACAAAGGGTTTCTTGTCTTTAATTTTTAATAAGACAATTTCGTGCCTATCCTTACCAGCGTAAGCGCCAGCAGACGCACCTTTATTAAAGTCTTTTGTTTGTAAATATGCCATTAATCTCTCCTAGACTATTTAGGAGAGTTTGGCAACTAGTTATTTAGCTTGCTGTATAATTCCAGAGAAACCTGGGGATACCACCGTTATTTTGCCAGACACGGTTTTCGTTTTGAAAGTCTGCCAATCTATGAGCGTCCTCTTCAAAAAAGTATTTACCAACAATATTGTCAGTAGGTGTTTCTAATACAGACCAAAGAATTTTTTTACCTTCTTTGACCATCTCTACTTCGTATTTTAATTTTTTACTCAATTGTCCACCTGGCCTTTTATCACCTTTATGAAATCTAACTTTTTGTTTTTTCTTTACCATATCCAACTTATATAAGAGTAACGAGTACCTTTCGTTACCGGTTCAACTTTATGTGGGTACATAAAATTACTAGGAAATACTAATATATCTCCTTTAGAAAAATTAATCTTTTCATCTATTAAAACAAAATCACCACCATCAAAGTTATCATTTAATAAACCTAAAACGGTAAGTATAGGAATACCTTTTCTTTTACCATCAAACATAGAATGTATGTGGTCTGCATGTAAGGCCATCTTTTTATTTTCTGCATACTTATTAAATCTTACATGAGAATAGCCTTGATACTCGTCAAACCATGGCATTTTTAATGCCTTTACATATCTATATGCTGTATCATCTACCAATTCATTTATTTTAGGTTTAGTAGATACATTACCCCAACTCATAGATAATTCTTGTGAGCCACTTCTAGGTTTATATTGTTTTGTATTTGCATTATAAAAAGTATGTTCTTTAAATTCTAATGTGTCCATTTCTGACACGGTTTTATCACATATGTCCTTTGATAGGACACCTTTATATAATTTAGAAAATGCTTTTACATCTAGGTGTTTCATAGTTTAAAATCACTAAACTTATTGTAAGCGTCCTCTTTTTCATCTACTTGATTTGAGTCAACTATGTTTTGACTTGATTGTTGTACATCATACAATCTCATTTTAGACCTATCAACACCCACAATAAATGCTCTGTTTACGCTTGGGTCATTGTATCTATTTTTTAATTGTTTAATTTTCATCTGACCTAATGCCTCTAACTCTTCGTTTGATATTAAAGCAAACATAAAGTCAGCAGTTGCTGGAAGACCAAAAGATTCGGAAGTATCTTCAAGACCAATATCAGTTGACACGAAACCAGTTCTAGTAGTTTGTGTTGCACTAAAGATTGGTACATTTGATTCTACTGCCAAACCTCTTAGCTCTTCAGCAATTGCTTTAACATAAAAGTATGATGAAATATTGCCACCTTTAAATCTACTTGAAGCACATATATTCAAATAATCTATAAAGATAACATCTGGTCTAAATGATTTTTTCAGAGCCAATTCATTTATCAACGATTTAAAATGTCCACTATGAGCAGACGCTGTTGGATATTCTTTAATAATAAGTTGACCTTGAGTCTTTTCTCTTAACTTTTTAATCTTGCCATCATATAATTGATGAGGCATATCATGGAGGTCTTCCATAGTTACATCTAATAAGTTTGCGTCTATTCTTTCTGCAATTCTTTCCTCAGCCATCTCTAAAGTTATATACAATACATTTAAACCTTGTAGTAAATAACTTGACGCAACATGACACATAAACAAAGATTTACCAACACCTGTACCTGCAAGTGCTATGTTTAATGTTTTACTAGGAACACCACCTTTGGTAATTCTATTCATGTAATCTAAATCAAATTGATATCTTTTCTCTTTTGTATGATAAAATTTAAATCTATCATCAGCGTCTTCTATATAATCGTGACCTACTGACTTGTCAAATGATACTGCTAATGCGTCTGATAAGATATGTGGTATTGCCTCTGCTGTTTGTTTCTTATCTTTGCCATCTAATATCTTAATACCACTTAATACTGCATTGTGAACGGCACGGTCTTTACAAAACTTTTCAGTTGTTTCTATTAACCATTGTTCATCTGAATCTATATTTTCTATTTGATTTACATAATCTTTTAGATGATTTAATTCTTCTTCATTAATATCTTTACGATTGCCTAGTTCTATTAACATGGCGTCTTTTGTAGGAAGATTATTATATCTCTCTACAAATTTAAATACTTCACCAAATAATAATTGTTCTACACGATTACCAAAATATTCTTCTTTGATAAAAGGTAAAACTTTTCTAGTGTATTCTTCTTTATAGAATAGACTAGATATTATTGTTTGTTCAATCCTGGATTGCTGTGCCATCTTTTAATTTTTCTTCTAATAGTTCTAATAATATATCACCAATATAATCTATAAACTCTTTATTGTCAAGCAGGATAAGATTTTTAGGATTTTTATCTACGGTGTAATCAAACTTCATAGGCAATTTGCCATCTGGTAGTTGTTCAGAGTCAGGAGCAAATGCAACTCTACCATAGTGGTAAATTACATCTTTAAATTTACCTTCTACGATTTTTACACAAGAATAATCTTTACCCTCTTTTTGAGCAAAGACATATCTTCTACTCTTCGTCTTGTCCGTATGTGAATTTTTGTTTGGTGTAGTCATCAATCTTTCCTAATATTTCTTTTGTATAATACTTTTCAGGCTCTGTATTGATAGACTTACCAAAAACTTTGGTGCCATCTGGCATTTCATATCTTGTAGATACTTTCTTAAAGACACCGGCTTCTTCACCTAGTTCTAAAAGACCATAGTATCTGTCAAGACCTGTTTTATAAGTTAGTCTTACATCTATTTGAGCATTTTCTTTTGTTATTCTTGATTTAAAGTTTTTACAATGTATAATATTACCAACTACCTCTGTGCCATCTTTATCTTTTCTTTTGCTTAGGTAGATGATTGATGAAGCAGCGTATTTCAAACCTGAACCGCCACCCATTTCTTTTTGTGGAAACATAGAACCAATAACATCATAAGTGTGATTGGTCATTATCATAGGAACATTTGCTTGACCTAATTTTAAAGTCAAAACTCTGAAAGTAGATTTAACAATTTGTGACCTTGTCATATCTCTAGTTTCTTTACCAGCAGCTGTATCTTCCATTTCTTTTGTAGTAGATAACATACCTAAACTATCTAATACAAACATCATAGGTTTTCTTTTGTCTTCTGGTTGTTCTAAATATTTGTCAATCACTTTAATTGATTGAGCTCTGAATTCTTGTACCGTTGCAACTGGCATAACAACAAGTCTTGTGCTATCAACACCTCTACTCTCTACCATATCTCTTGATATAGCATTCTCTGATTCAAAGTAAATTACACCTGCGTCTTTGTCCATCTCTAAAAAAGATTTTACTACGCCTAATGCAAAGAAAGTTTTACCTGTAGCAGCTTCACCTGCAATTGCTGTGATACGATTGCCTGGTAGGCCACCGTGAATAGAACCGGATAATAATGCATTGAAAGAATATGAACCTGTATCAATAAACGAACCAACATCACCTCCAGCAACACCGTCTTTTGCCAATGTGGCAAATTCATTACCGGTTTCTTTTATAATATCTTTTAAAAAATCACTCATTATTTCTCCTAATATACATCATTTGTTTAATATTGTCAAGCCTCATCTGATTATGTCAATCTGACTATCTTTAGTCCATACCTCTAATTCACTTCGTAAACGACCATCCTTATTTAGATTATCAAATCTCTTTGTTGCTAATTTACGCCACCATTCTATTAGTTCATTGTCATGGAATCTATCATAATTTGGTGCTTTGACAATTTCGTTTGTTTTACCGTTTACTATATCTATATAGTTCTCTATACCATAGTTACTTACATAATATCTTTTTTGTTCAGTAAGTTTTTTAGCATTTTTTATTGTATCTACAAACTTTTTTAAATCATCACCATCTAGGGCTTTCTTTACTAGACCTTGTATTGCTGTGGTAATTTTTAACTTTCTACTAGAAGCGTCTTCTTTAATAAAAATACCAATTCTATCTTCAACATATTTTAACATATCTTTAAATGGTTTACCATGTATCATTGGTATAAAATCACTATCAGTTAGACCTCTGTTTCTTAACATAGGTTTCATACCGTCATACTGACTAGCAGATTTACTATTACCATATAAACTTGTGGTCTCAAACATAACTAAATTCATATCATACTTTTTATTTAACATCTCTCTAACTTGATGTGAACAACATAAGGCAGCCAATAATTTACCACCAAGATAATTATAACCAAAAGGTTGTGATGGTACAATTACAAAACCCATAATGGCAGTTTTGTTAAAAGTAGGTAAGTCTGGTACATTACCTAGTAAAACATTTCTAGGTCTCATGTTAATAACTGGCGAACCAAATCTCATAAAACCAACATACTTACCTGTATTCATTTCTTTTACGGCAAGTTTTAAACTTTTACCTGGAATACTGACCATATTACTATGACTTGATATCATATTAATACAGGTGTCCCATGTATGATTATCTAATTCAACAACTTGTAAATCCATAACTTGTGGTGACATAGTAAAGTCATCAAATAATTCTGTATCTAAACCCATACCAGGTAGAGCAGTAGGTATAGTTTCTATTTGTGCCATCTTTTGGTCACGCATATACTGGT